CGATTGATTTTGTGTAGATGTTGAAACATTAAGAGACGTATTCTGTGTTGTAGTTGATGTAATATCTTGCCAAATATTATTTCTAATATTCCTACGTATTCTATTTGTACCTGTAACTACGTCACGTGTCATTGGAATAAATGATTGTAAATCGTCGACGAAGTTATTAAATGGTGTTGCTATATCAATGTCTAATCTCATTGGATTAGTTTCTACATCGTGAGCCATATCATGGTCTGGTGATAATTGACCAACACCGTCATATGACCAATAGTTTGATACACAGTTTCTAAAGTTAGTAGCGTATGTTTGAGCTAATACAGATTTATTATCATTTCTTACAATAGAAGCTACGTCTGCATCATTCGTTGTTGGGAATATTGACGCCGATGAAGTTGATTTATATTTTAAATCTAATGGGAATGTTCTTAATGCAGGAGTAAGAGTTTTTGTATCACCTCTGATTGCCGCATTAAAGTTAGGGTTTTCCAAATTAGAAATATTAGTATCATTAAATGGATCTACTAGGATACCATTTTTAAACCTTGTTAAACCATTCTCGTCAACGATATTCATATTTTGAGTTTCTTGTTCAAGCTGACTTAAGCTAACATAATACTCTAAATTTTCTACTCGTTTTTCAACATCTGAAATATCATTCATGGTGTATGTTTTTGTGCCAGCTGGTTTTGATGTTACCGCATAGTATGATTTACTTTGATTAAGCGCTTCTGCTGGTGATAATGCCGGATATCCTGGAATTGTAATATGAGCAACTAGGAATTGGTCAGCGCCAACCTTTGGAGGTGAAGGGAATGTTTCTTCCTTACCTTGAACGGTGGTAACTTTACCATATGAGTCAATAATAACTGCATCAATACGAGAGTTCCAAGTTTCAACATCAGATGATACATCACCATTAATTTGTGGTATAACATAATCATTAGAACTAAAGGTTGGTTGTGATGCTCCAACATTAGCAGAAATAACTGAGGCAGCTCCAGCTGTCAAAGCTGTGTAACTAGCACCTGCACCAAGATCAGCATATGGTCTAAAATCAATACATTCTCTCAACCTATATGTTGTACCTGTAGTTGATTTAAATATACCCATGTCTGATGTTCGTATTTTTTCAGAAGGTAAAATAACTGTTGTATCATCAACTGGATAACTTGCAACAGTAAAGAAATTTGAACCGGTTTGAGAACCGCTAATTTTAAATACCTTAAGTTGTACAGTACATGTACCTGCTGCTGGTACTGGTCGACCTGGGATAAGTTCTATAAATGATATATCATAAAAATTATCTTTTTGGTTTGTATTTAATCTAAAGCTATCAGTAAAATCATCGCCATTAATGTCTTCAATACTTGTAATACTATATACATCAGGGAAACCTAAACTATATTGAGATTTATTAGTTGCATATGTAAATTTAATATATGGATTAACCAATGATTTATTATATGCTGTTACATCTGTATTATTAAATATTCTTTTATTATAGTAGACATCGGCCACAGGATCTGAATTGTCTGCAGGGTCTAAACTAATTGTAAGAACTGAATTATTTAACGATGTTACATAACTTAAAACATTAATGCGAGTATTTGACGCATCAACTACAACGATATCTGTTTGGTCAACCGCGAAGTCTTCATTTCCGTTAGCCGCGTTAATAACAATTTCATTACTTGAAACTGATACGCTGGTTGCAAGAGTACGAATAGGAATAACCAAATCAGTTAATGCCTTAATGCTTCTTGAGCCTGTGTCAAATATCATTGGTGCATCGTTTGTACCTTTGATTTGTGATCCGGCTGGAATTGTAATTTCACCGGCTGTACCAACGATTTTTTCAACATTGGCAAATGAATATGATGGATATAATAGTTTAACACCAAATAAGTACAGTCTTGTAGGAGTAATATTTTTAGCAAATGCCTCACCAATTTTTGTACCGTTTGCGCGTTGTAATTCTAATGTTTCGTAATTTAATCCGATAGTACCAGCAATAGTGGTAACATCAACATATGATCCATAATTAAGAGATGTTGACTCATTAGTTTGTAGGGTAGAAGTTGATACATCAGAAATTATAGTATCTTGGAAACCTTTGTTTTCAACTTTATAACCTTTGATATAAGCTGAGCCTTTTCCAACTAATGCCGTTAAATCTGATCCTCTTCGCTCTACCAATACTTTGAAATCATCAACGATATAATCACCATTGGTTTCATATGTACGTTTGGCTAATTCTTCATTAATAGAATTAAACTGTGCAACGTCTCTAAGTGTGACTGCTGATCCATTTTGGTATCTGATTAGTGTAAAGAACCCTGCATCAATATCAGCAACAGCAGTTGATTTAGCACTTAATACTGGAACCATTTTAAATCTGTCTGCGCCAGGAGCGTTTTCGTTTTCTGAACCGTTCGCATTATCGAATAGACTTGTATCTTGTAATGAGCTTATGATTGATTCAGTAACTTCATAACCAACTGATAAGTCATTAGGTAAATTAGTATATGGAGCTACGATAAGAGTTTGGTCAGCAGCGAATAAGAAATGACCTTTTTGGAATACAACACCTGCCGCGGCTTGAATACCAAATGATTTACCAGTTGAGTCAGGTAAATTAGTTACCTGTGCTGTTGCCACGTTAAGCTGAGTTTCAATAAGAGTTGAACCGTCATAACGATACTTATTGATAGTTAAAGGTTCACCAGCCTCAAAGCTTTTAACATCTGATGAGTTTGTATTTAAGTAATTAATAAAGAATGTATTAAGATTTGGTGGACGTGTTTCAAAACCTCGGGCAGCAGATATGATTGAAGCTATCAATCCAGTGTTATCACCCTCAACCTCGTATTTAGTTTCAATAGACTTTGTAGTTCCACTAATTACTTCATCTTGGATAACAGGAATATAAGCCTCAGGATCTGGTATTGAGTTTGTTAGTTTAACAAATTCTAATCCATCTAGGCTTGTAAAGTTACACCCTTTAACGATACTACCTTCTTGGTAAATATTATCGCCAAATTGCTCAACTTGATTTTGAAGAATAGTTTGTAACTGAGTAAGCTCTCGAGCTTGGACAGCGTAAGCAGGTTTAAACAGAATTTTATAAAATTGCTTCTCTATATTAAAATCGTCAAAATATGGAGCAATATTTAAATTTTTATTAATAGGCATCTATCATGTTTCCTTAAAATTCTAATACTAATTTGTATTCTTCCCGTGAGGTTCTTGTACGAACGAGAGGAACAAAATCTTCCATGAAGTATACTTGCCCACTTCTTTGGATGTAATCTGATTCTATCGTATTATTGGCTTGTGGACTATTTATTATAATTCTCTGACCCGTAGAATTAACAATTGCAGCAGTTGGGTCAAATGATATATCGTTATTTGCTTGGTTAGCAAATGGACCCATATAGTTTGAAATATACGCTGTGTTAGCTGTATCGTCAACCTCGTGTATTTTACCAGTAAATGTAATTTTATTTGATGAGTCTAATTGAGTAACAACATCACCTTCAATAGCATATATGATGTCGTCTGTTACAATTTTAATTCTATTATCAAATACGTCCGGTGTATTTGCGGTATTGGCTGAAGCACTTACAAATTCTGGATTTTTAACAATACCAATATTAGAGTAACTGCTTTCTGAACCGATTTGATTATTATCAGTTTCTGTAATATATCCATATAAAAGAATATGACTACAATATAATTCATCAATAAAGTTATAACCATGTCCACCGAATGGTGAAAGAACTGGTCTTAATTCTACTCTAACATCAACAGAGTTAGGATCTTCTGGAGCAAAATCAAACTCAGGATCTTTAACTGATGCAGTTAAATTAGTATAACCACTTCCTGGGTTAAGGATAATAATATTTGTTATTTGTCCATTAATTACCTCTGACTTAGCAATGCAGCCACTGCCGTCTCCCTGTAATTCAACAGTTGGGATAATTGAAAATGTTGCGATATTTGAAACGCCGTCACCGCGTGGATCACCAATAACTCTTGCTCTTCCAAGTCCTGAATTTGGCTCATATTCATATGTATCAATTTTATATAGGTAGGATACGCCGTCTGGATTGGTAGCATATATTGTCATACCTGCATAAAAATTTTGAATTTGGTTAATATTAGAAGCTCTTAATAACATATCACCAGAGTTTGAAGGTGATGCTGCCATAAAACCATCTAACGAAGGATAACCATTGTTATCAACTGGGTTTTCAATAAAGATGTCTGATAACTCTGAGCCGTATACAACAGCAGCAGAGTTTGCATTTGGATCTGGATTTATTTCAAACTCAGCAGGTAAAGGGATATAACCGATTGCGTTATATGCTTCAAACTCATTTGATTCAATAGCATACATAAATTTCCATACGTATTTATCGGCTGTTCTATATATTTGGTCTGTTGTAAATGCATTCCAATTTGGTGGAGCAGATGAAGCGCCGCCATTATTGTTATATAAACATTTAAATACTCGATAATCACCAGTATCGTTATCGTTTGGTCCTACAACAGCGTAAAACTTTTCACCATCTAAATCAATCCTATCATCGTATTGAACGTAAGTAGCGTCTTTCTGCCAAGGATGGTATTTAATCATAAACTTAGTATCAGATCCAAGAACCTTTTTACCGAACACTGTATTTTCTAAAAATTCATTTTTACTATACTGTGCATTGGTCGCGCTTTGGCGTGTATCAGTTGTAATAGAAGAAACAAATACATAAAAGTCGTTATTCTGAATGTCTGTCATAAACATTCTAGTTGTATCATTTTTTAAT